CCTCCTTCTGTGTCGGTCGAGCCGACACTTGTTCCAAAAAACTTGTTGTTGTTATGTTCAAAGATGTTGGAGAGCACCTTGCCGCCCAGTGTGACGGTGAGGGCTTTGAGCGCCGGCTCCGAGAGCTCGGTGAGCGTGTAGACCTGCCCGAGGATCACCATGGAATAGATGGCCATGGCGTAGCTACAGGAGATCCAGGCAATACACGCCCAGAGCGTGACGACAAACAGCTGCCTTGTCACGCTCGCTGCCTGCGCTCTGCTGATGCCGTCGAGCCCGCGGCGACAAATTACCCACCCGAGCAGAAATCCCGTCACAGCGGCTCCCAGCGCCGCCAGAACGATGTATTTCATCATGCGGCCTCATCACTGCCAAGAATAGCGTGAATGCCTCGCTTGGTTAAAAACTCTTTCTGCTCGTGTTTGACCTGCGAAGCGTAGTCGAGCGCTGCATGCATATCCCCATTGCAATGTGCATCGGGAATACGCTGTACGGCCTTCGCTGTGGCTTCTCCCAGCGCAACGGAAGCCCAATTCCCTTTGATGAGTTCAAGCATGAGCTGCTCCTGAAGCTCCTGCCGTTCCTGCATCTGGGCGCGTTCCTGTTTGTCTCGCTTGCGATCACGTGCCGCGACCGCTTCGATGATGGCGACGATCACCATGGCCGCCGCCGAGATGATGCTTGCTGTCATAATCCTTCCCCTTTAATCACGATGCAATTTTTGATTTTAGCCTATATAGTTTTGATACGATTTTGCGGCTGACCTTGTTGCAAAAGCCGCTGACCAGTGAACACAAGCGCGTATAGATATAAGCACTGCGGTGTTTGAACTGAGATTGCCTGCTTTCCTCCAGCAGCGCTGAGAGCAGCTTGCTCTGTCCGACAAGCCCGTGAAAAGGCACTCTCCACAAGCGAGCATAAAACCTTCTTTTTGAGGGAAATTGAATCAGCGGCGGCACATACTGGAGCGATTCAGCTGCATTTTCTTCACAGGGCTCCATTTCAAATGATGGCCATAAACTCTGCTCCGGATAATGATCATGTACTGCCGGAGAAATCCCAGCTGCGTCACATCTTTGAAGCTGCATTGTATTTGCGCGCCGTGCTGCCTCCTGCGCATACTCGGGCACGAGAGATTTGATCTCCTGCTGCTGGTATAGGGTCCACAGCACATCTCCTATTGCGCCGAGATCAAGCACTCCGCATTGGGCTGTAGCAGGGAAGCATCCCTGAATGCGTATGGCAGCCCGTTCCAGTGTGCGGCAAATGGACGATTTGTCAACGCTGAGAAGTTTGCCGATGTCTTCCATGGTGAGCCACTCACCGTAGTACAAATACATGTACACCGCCTGTCTTTCGGTCAGGCAGCCGAGCAGCTTTTTTGCCGTTTCCGGATCAGCAAAATCCATTTCCGAACTGTCCTCTGAGTCGCAGTCAGGCTCATAGTACTGCTCTTCAAATTGTGCGAGATCCCGAATGCGCTGGTGAGCACGGTTCAGCGTTCTGGAAACCGTGCTTTTATCTACATTCAGGATCTTTGCAATTTCCGTTGCCCGTTTCCCCTCCATGGAGAGTTCAAGCATCTGCTGCTGCCGATCACTGCAGATTGCTTTCCCGCGTTTGAGCGCGCGGATCAGACGAGCTTTTTTACTGCCGTCATCAAGGCCGACGCCAAGCTCCTCCCAGCGCATTGTATTTCCCTCAATATCAGCGAAGGTGACGTGATTGCGTTCGAGCCAGTTGAAGGTACCAGTACCGTCAGCGCTGCGGGCTTCAAAACTTGTGACCCTGCTTTTGGGCGCTGTGCGTACCCTTTCAGCAGGCGGTCTGGCCGCATCTTTTCGCTCGAGCGCTTCCTGATACATTTGATACAGGATCGAGTAGCGCTGCTTCTGTTTGGCAAGCTCTTGCGGATCTGCGATAGACTGCATTTCTTCCTTGACGAGCTTGATGCGCTCGTATAGGGTGGCCCGCTCCTGCTCAGCAATCTCGTAGTCCGTCATGACTTAGGTCTCCCAGTCGACCCAGCCGTCCATATAAACCTTGATCTTGCCGTCCACCCGGTAATAGGCGTTATTGATGAGCGGCATACCATCGGTGTAGTCGATGGGATTGTCTGCGCTTGTGCCGACAGGGACAGTCTGTGCGATATACTCCTTGCGAACGACCACGTCGTTTACGCTGTAGACCTTCCAGTCGTAGCCCAGCTTGTCGCTCTGCTGCATGGTCACGGCAATGCCGCCCGCTGCCTGTACCGTCTTCCCGTCCTTGATCGCTCCCTTGATGGCGTTCAGCTTTTCAGTTCTCATCGTAAGTAGCCTCCAATTCTGCCAGCAGGCCATTCGCCGCGGCCAATGCTTCATCCTTCTTTGCGAGCTGTTCATCCTTTTCGGCAAGCTCTGCGGTCTTGCCTTCAACGCTGGCCGTCAGCGCTTCGACCTGTGCCTGATAAGGCGTCACATCGCCCCAGTACTGTTTGTCGACCTCGAGGATTACCTCAAAGCTGTCAGTATTTCTGAGGTAATTGATATCTTTGACAACGAAAGAATATCCCTCGGGCAGATCACATGCAAGATAGTTCTCTCGAACTGGCTCCACAATGACCTGCTGCCAATCAATTTTTTCAATCTCCTCGAGCGTGTTTTCTTCATAGCACCGCTCAAAGACAAGATGATATTCTTTGCCGAGGCGCAGAATATGGCCGATTCTGTGCCCATTGATTTTATAGCTTACTCCATAATGACCACTGCTCATTTTAGTCTCCTTTACTACCGATAATTGGGACGGACTTTTCCAACCGCTCCCACGTCATGTTCATATCTTCCAGTTTTTGCCATGTCATGTTGACAGCCTCAAACCGTTCCCACGTCAGACCGGCGATGATAAAGCGCAGGTGTGCCGGACTAATGAGATTGACGGAATCGGTCAGGCTGCTCAGATCTAACTCGACAAGGTCATCCGTCTCGCCAAGGAATTCCAGCGTGAAGCTATAATCGTCGTTCATGATGACGCGTGCAGCGTAGCCCGTCATCGCTGTGGCCATGTCGCGGACCGTGTCAGCGTTGGTGTTGCCGCCAGCAAGCAGGTGGGCCTTGATCGCATTGCGGCGTGAGGTTTCCGTCGCGTTCGCGGGCGGCGTGATACCGACCTGATACTCCCAGAGCGGCAGGCTCCATGTGGCCGTCTCGATAAAAAACTGCTTTTTGACGTCTTCCACGAGATCTGCCATCTGCTGGGCGGAAAGCCCGAGCGTGTCGAGCAGCGCGGCTGTCTGTGCATTTTTACGATACCGAACAGGTACTTTCTCGCGATTCTCCATGCTCCACCGCCTTAATAGGTCGTTACATCAACAGTGCCGAGCACGGGAATCGTGCCAGAGTTGATGCGCAGCGCCGTCTTTGCTCCATTGACAGTGAATGTGCTGTAATCCGCTACGCCTGCGCACTGCAGAAGGCTTGCGAGAAAACGGCTGTAAGGCACGCTCTGCTCTTCAGCGAATGGCAGAGCTGCCAGCAGTGCGCTGACCGCTGCGGAAAGATCCGCTTTGACCTCGTCGAGACTATGACCATTGACGAGTTTGATCTTGGCAACGATCGGAATCTCAACCTCCGTGACCGAGACCACCGTTACCGTCGCGCCGATTGGGCGCTCTGCCTCAATGTGTTCCGCGCATGCGGTCACGATCGTGTCGTCCAGCGGCTTTTTGTCCGCGCCGGCAATGATGACCTTGACGGTGCCATTGCCGTTCCACAGCGTGATGCAGCGGGCATAGGAGACACCCGTGACCTCCTTTGCCCACATCACGTAGTGGTTGGCGTTGCCGGATGTGATCGGCTCTGTGCGGCGCTCGTGATAGCGTGCCCACAGATCTGCGTCGCTCTCTTCGTCCGCGCCGCCGACGCCGGCGGCCGCGTTGGTCACGCCGTGCACGCCATGGATATTGACCGCCATCTGTGTGACGGTAGCTTCCGGCACGTTGTAATCAGCGCCGATATCTTCGGCGACGCAGAGCACGCTGGCAAGCCCGTCAGCAATGGTGACCTCTTCCGTCGTCAGAAAGCGCAGCGCGCTTGGTGTGCACACAACAGTCCCCGCGGGGATCTTCGTGCCGTTCACGCCTGAGAAGGTCACCGTCACCTTTGCTTTTGCGCCCGGTTGCCTGGTCATACCGATCTGCGCAGCGTGCAGATCCAGATACCGCCCGCTCTGGGCCCCCGGGAAGAGAATGTCGATAAAACCATTGAGCGTCTGACCGTATTTCCACATGACGTAGGCAGCCTCGCTCAGCAGGATGTTGGCATAGCTGCCCTCGCGGGCATCCACATCGACGCCGGCATTGATCACGCGCCCGAGCATCTCAGACTTGATGCTTTCCGGCGTCATGCTCTCAAAGGGCGATTTTTCCGTCATTGAGTATTACCTCCCCGTAAATAGTTTTTGCCTTGAAAGACAGATGCAGTGTTGACCCTTCAAATCGCACGCTGATTTGGTGGACAGCCTTGATGTAGGGATTGATCTCCAATGCCTCGCGGATACAACGTATTGCCTCTGACTGCCTGATGTCATCGCCATAGGCCTCGCCGATCAGAGATTGCAGATCTTGTCCGTAATTATGGGTAAATACGTCGTGCAGATAGCGCGACGTGTTGAGCGTGTTCCAGGCCCACACCAACACAGCCTCCGAGCCCGTCACCGTCGCGGG